GCGCCAGTAATTGAACATCTGCGCGGGGTCTTTCAGGTCCTCGACCATGCCCTTTCGGCAGACGCGACCATTCACGTCGAGGACGTTGCCCTCGCAGCGGATCACGGGGATGAAGCGGCCAGGAATAGTGCGCTGGTCGATGACCGTGCAACCGTTGAGACGGAACCACTGCACCTCTCGACGCGTGGTTGGACGCTTGGCCATTATCATCAGGCCCATGGCTGCGATCACATCGGGGTCAACAAGCTCCGACATCAGCTTGGTTGAACCGTCCGACAGTTTGCACAGCGTGTCGCGCACCTCATGGATGCGGTAGTACTCGGCGAGGCGCAGCTCTTCCTTGCTCTCCCAGTCCGTGACCATGTCACCAGGCGCATCGGTGTAGCGCCATTCGCAGTTTTCGGCCTTCGGGTACTTCCGCTTGTACTCCGAGCGCTTCATCGTTTCACTGATGATGCACCAGCCCATGTCCTCGCCAGCGGGCATGGTGGCGGCCGGATCCATGTACACCGTGAAGGCGTTGCGGATCGGCAGGATCTTCAGCTCCTGATCAAAGCTCTTCTCGTCGATGTACTGGCTGACGATGCGCCAGTAGCCCCAGCCGATGTTGATCGCGCTCTCGACGCCGGTGTCATAGGCGACAGAGGCATTGGAGAGGGTCTCGATGTGGCGGATCAGGCCGTTGACCGTGGCTGCCGTGTCGACATCCGCACCATCACCGACCGGATGGCATTTGATGCGCGGACGCTGCTGGCGGAGCGTGTTCGCGAGGCGTGCGCAGAAGGTGTTCGTGTGGTTGATCGTGAGCGCCGGCCGGCCGTCGATCTTGCGCGTGTTGCGCACATCTGCATCCCACTGCTCGCCCCAGCGGAACTGGAGCGCGCTGATGCCCTTGATGCGGTTCTCAGACTCGGCCGCCGTCGCCATCCGCAGGCGTTCGGCGCACTCGCGCCAGATGCCTTCGTCGGTCGTGGCGTCGCGGTCGAAGTCTGAGGGCTGGGCGCTCATGCCAGTTCTCGGAACCTCACAGCCAGGTCCAGCATCGTCTGCTTCACCCCGCGCTGGATCTCGTTCGCCTGCGACGTTGTCGCCATCTCGCTGATGCGTACATTCGCCGCTTCCTCGAGCTGCCGTGACGTGTCCTGCGCCAGTGTGCGCCAGCGCTTGATCTCGTCGGCTCCCGACAGTAGTGCGGCGCGCACCTCTCGGGGTGTGGTCTTCGGACAGTTCTGCTCGATGTCACGCAGCATCGCCTCGATGTCTGGGCGCTGGTCGGTGTACTGGGTGGCGGGAAGAGTGAAGCTCATGGGATATCGCTCCAATTCATCAAGCCGCAGTACGCCAATGTGAGGAACCGCCATCCCACGAAATCATCTCGACCACCGAGGCCATTGTTGTAGACCCGAAAGAAATGCTCCGGCAGTCCACGCCTGATCCATTCAGATTGGGCAAGAATTTCTCGTTTCACGACATCCACGAGGCGCGGCCCCCGTTCCTGATTGCGTTGGTGGCTGTCTTTGCCTGGACGGTCGCGATCCGCCGCATCATCACGCCGTAGCGTGTGGCGCTGAGAAGGTCATCGCCTTCCTTCACGATCAGCCCATCCTTACGGTGGTACAGATTGAACTCTTCGAACCAGTCGTTGAGGTGCGAGAACACCTTGAGCCGCCCGGTCTGCATGCGGTCGAACATCTCGGCAATGCCGGCCTCGACACCGAATGAGCCGTCTTCGAACGTCGCACGCTGGGGATGCATGCGCAGGCCCTGTGCGCGGTACTGAGCGGCCAGCTGCTCGCCAGATCCCTTGTCATGCTGCAGACCATCGTGGGGCCATGCCCACGGCAGCCAATCGCCCCACGGTCTCACCGCAGCAGCGAACATCGCAGGTGTCTGCTCGCGAGCCCGATGAGCCGCAACGACGTAGATGCAATCCGCGTCGCGATCCCAAGCCAATCGGACGCCAGCAGAAGGGTGATCCCATCCGAAGTCGATCGCTCCGAGCTGCACCCAGTGCTGTGGGATGGGAAAGGCCTTGACGGTGATTTCGTCTGCGTCGATCGGGAACACACGGCCACTCCCGAGCTGGGGGATGCCCTTGGTACGGGCCTCACGTTCGAATGCGGGATACGTCGCGATGATCGCGGCGCGCTGTTCTGGCGAGTAATGCGCGGCATCCTCGAGCGTCATCTGAGTGACGTGCGTGCCAGGAACCTTGTCGATGATGAAGCGCTTCACCACGCCTGTGATGCCCTTGAGCGGCGTGAACGTGATGAGGTTCGGCATGAGACCCACGTTCGTGCGTGTGAGTCCCTCGCTGTAGATGTCCTCGGGGGGCTCCTCGTCGTACCAGACGCCGCCGAGGGTCTCCCCCTGCCACTTCTCGCGGCCCTGGTCGTAAGACTTGAACGCGAGCGAGCTGTCGCCTGACTGAATGTCACCACCACCGCCAAAGCGGCAGATCACGCTGTCCACCGCGCCGACGACACCGCGGCGCATGGCCGGCTCACCCTTGAGTGCGTCGTGGGGAATCATTCCAGTCCCCCAAGCGCCGACACGACCCAGCAGGATTCGTTGCGGATTATCACGAGTCGATTCGGAGGTAACACCGCCACACCACCACGCGGGGGGCTTGCTGAACACGTAGCCATGCCACCAGTCGGGATATCGGCCGGTAAGGTGCATGGCGACTTCAGCTCCAGCGCTGAGTGTCTTGCCCACCTGGTTCGCAGCCATGAGCAGACGTTCGCGATGTGTACGGCCTGCTGCGTGGAAGTCACGCTGCTTGGGGTACGGGGCATAGCTAGTTAACTTCCGTCGGGCTGCGCGGAGTGCTATCTCCTGCTCGAACGCTGCCAGCACCAAGCGCGGATCGGAGTTGTTCAGCAATGGCGCTAAGTTCGTCATCGTTCAGAGCTTCGAGCGGACGTACGAGCTCGACCTCCTTGGGCATCAAGGCTGCGATCGTGCGGATGTAACCGAGCGGGTCATCTTCACGGGCTTGCCGGATCGCCTCGGCGCCGTGTGCTCCAAAGTCCTTCGACAACTCGCGCAGGAAGTCTCCCTGCAGCGTTTTGCGTAACCCCTTGGGGGTACCTCCAGGGTTGCCCGAGACACCCTTCGGAAAAGGCCTAAGGTTCTGAAGGCTGCGCTCGTTCACCTTCTTTGCTCCTGAGCGACTCATGCTGCCCTCAGGTCATCACGCACGATGCACACGTCCCGCTCGCTGCAAATGACGTGGTGCTCGCCGTTGTAGATCACTTCGGTGAATTGATAGCCTTTGCCGTCGTACTGGTTCAGGCCACCCAGTTCCACGACATCTCCGGGGCGCAGCTCAGTGCGGCGGAAGTGTTTGCTGTAGTCCATCTGCGCGCGCTTGCCCTGCGCATTGGGCTTGTACTTGATGGGGTTGTGCCCCGGCCCCACGGCGATCACTCGGCCGCGAAGGGGTCGGCCGTGGCGAACGACGTGGATCCGGGATTCGGTGCCGTGGACATCCTTACCGTCCCAGTCCATCGGCTTGAGCAGGATCCGGTCGTGCATCATGCGGATCGGGCCGTTGATGACTTCCATCACTGGAGCCCCGCCTTTGCGATCTCGAGGCGCACAGTTGCCTTGATCGGATCCGCCGCGGCGGGCAGGTCGTGATCCTGGGGGCGATGGTAGGCAAGCTGGAAGTGATCGAAGCCACGGCCACAGGCCATGTGCTTCAGGTACCAGTCATCCATGCGCTTATTGCTGGGAGCGGTGTACTGCCCCTCACCTACCGCGCGATCACCGATACAAAATGCGTCCTCGATTGCCGGATGATGCGAGCACACCAGGAATATCCGGTTTGCGCTCACTTCTTCGGCCTCGGCCTCTTCGGCTTGAGGATGTCGCAGAGTTTCATCAGCCCTCCGATCGCAGAGGGCTATCTATTTAGCATCGAGAATTGTTCAGGTGTTAGGAAGTATGGGAACTATTTTCAGTTCCACGCGAAACTTCTATCCGTGCGTGCTTTCGCACGATCGCGATAATCCAGCGCTCGCTTACGCCCAATTCGTCGGCAAGGACCTTATTTGTCGGCAGCATGCTCAATGCGCGTTCCAGCTCACGGCGGCGAGTCACTGAGTGGATGATGAACTCGCGACCAGCATTGGAGAGTTTGCGACGACCGCTCATCTCGCTCTCGGTTTTGGCGAGATCTTCACAGGTCCGATCCCCCAACACTCGATGTACATGGGGCTGATGCGATTCGCCGTCCTGGGCTGAAGCGGTGCGCGGTAATAGCCGTCTCGCGCGTAGTAGCACTCGCGGCAGCGCTCAGCATTAAACCCCATCTGACTTCCGCACGCACAAAGCTTGTAGCCGCCCGTTCTAGCGCGGTACACACAGCGCGACCCTTTCGAGCTTCACAGCGCAGTAGAGGCCGCCCGACTCTTCGATTGCCTTGTAGGCGCAATCACATGTGGCGTTATCGGCGATGCGCTCGCCTTTCACTTCGGTCTTGATGCGTCCGTCTGCGTTGTACGCATAGACTGGGCGCGTCGTGCTCAGGGCGTTGTCCTTGACGCGATATGCGGGATTCACGAGCCCCAGTGCCTCGATCGCCGACAGGCGCAGCGGCTGAAGGCTTGCGTATCCCGCGGAGTCCCATGTGGTGTTGATGTAGCGACTCCACGCGGCGAGCTTCTCAGCGTCAGTCGCATCGCTCATGAGCTTGCCGAAGGCTGCGTTGGTGACTTCAGCCGGCGCGAGCTCGGACCAGCGGCCCACGAATCCCGTCACCACCCATGCGTACTTTCCCTTGCAGCCCCACACCGCTGCAAAGCCTTCCGCATTCGTGCGGATCACTGGTGGCGTATCTTTCGGCCAGCAGCCCGCGGCCGGCGCATCGGCTGCCTGAACCGCCCCGGATGTCATCCATGCCCCGAAAAGGACAATGAGCAGCAGTGCGGCATGGATTCGCATGGAGGCCTTTCAGGAGACGGTAGTGGCGCCAGGCGGCCCGGCTTTGACCGGCTGCGGCGAAGTGACGACGGTCCTTGATGCGGGGATCGTCAGTGCAGGATCGCCTTCACCGCCGGTCGTGATGGCTCGAGTGCGGAAGCAGTAGCTTCCCGGCTTCAGGTTCGTGACATGGTAGGTCGTCACGTTGCCAACCGTCGCGAGCACGTTCCATGAAATGGCCGTGCAGGATCCCGCGACTTCAACCTTGTAGCCGGTGACCTGACAGTGAGTCAGGTCCGTATCACCGTCGAAGCATGCGGTCGGCGGACCCCAATTCAGATCGCGCTCGTTCCACGAATTGGCGGCTTCGGCGCGCGCTGCAATCAGCGACAGCAAGAAAAAGACTATCGCAAGCGAGGTTTTCACCTTCGCAGCGTATCTTTCATGGCACATTCAAATCTAGCACTGCCCGTAG